CCTGTTACGTTAGTGATGCGGTCGCCAAACCTTCTCTATCGTATCACGGAGGTTTTATTTTACCAAGGTCTTTTTATTCACCCCTAGTTGAACTAGGGGTTTTGTCTAGCTAAAGCGCCAACAAGCTGGCCAGCAAAGCGGTTGACCGCCTCGCTGACCATCTCATTGAATTTGCTCCGGCTCCCCAGCATGGACAGGGTCACATCAAACGACCGAGGCTGGTAGGACACTCGCCCAAGGGCCTCGGTGTATCGGATAGGCGAATTGCGCCCAGGTACCGTGATGGTTTCCGACTGGGACTGAGGCGTGGGAAAGCTGATGCTCTCCCGCAGCCAACCAAGGCCCATCATGGAAACTCCGTCGATTGTGATATCAGGTTTCATAAGCTCAACCTCGCATTCAATTTCTGGCTCTGTCCAAGGCCGCTGTCGATGGCCGGGAGCAGTCTGCCCACCAGCGTTCCGTCATCCAGGTAGATGCCCTTGCCGCTGTTCGCCGCAATGACTGCCAGGTACTGCTCCATCGTGTCCGTGTTCAGTCTGCTGGTGAGGATGCTTTCCAACTGGTCATAGAAGCCCTTCAAAGGCAAAATCGCTTCTGCGCCAGCTTCGCCGCCAGCCATGAGCGCACTCCCGTTCATGCCGAACAAAGTGGGAGAGGTCATAATGCCGCCGTCCTTGTACCACTGCACGGACAGGGACGGCACACTGGGCGGAGACAAGGAGAAGCTGCCGCTGATGGAGAAGTGGGGCAGCTTGATGGACGGAAAGCTGAGCTTCAGCCCGGAGAAGTAGCTGCTGATCTTGTCCAGAGCGGACTTGACTGTGTTCTTTGCCGCTTCAATCGGCTCAGTGATGGTGCTTTTGATGGCATTCCAGACTGAGGACGCTGTGGATTTAATGGAGTTGAACACGCTCGATACTGTGCTTTTCACACTCTCAAAGACGGAGGACACCTTGCTCTTGATGCCGTCCACCACGGTGGAAATGGCGGTTTTCACTCCGTTCCACACGGTGGTTGCCACCGACTTGATGGCGTTAAATACCGTGGTGATGGTGGTCTTGATTGCGTTGACTGTGGTGGAGACCTTGGTGCTGATTGCTGTCCAAACGGTAGAGATCACGCTGGCGATAACCGCCATGACCGAGGAAATCACGCTCGATACCACACTGATAGCGGAGGACACCTTTTCTTTGATGGCATCCCACACCGCTTCCCAGCTTGTCCCGAACCAGCCCAGCACCGTATTGGCGATGCCTTTGAGCAGATTGAGAGCGGCACTGAGAATGCCGGTGATGCCGTCCCAGATGCCGGAGAAAATCTCCTTGATGCCGGTCCACAGCTGCGACCAGTTTCCGGTGAACAGACCGATGAACACATCCAGAAGCCCGGTGATAACATCCAACACCGTGCCGAGGACGGTGGAAATGACGCTGAATGCCGCTTCAAACACAGGGGCAAGCAGATTGCAGAAGCCGTCCCAGACCGCTTTCAGCGCATCCACGATGCTCTCAAAGTCGAAGCCCAGGGCATTGAGCCGCTCTGTGATGCCGCTGGCAAACGCCTCGAACTTGGACTTGATGCCGTCCCAGATGGCGGTGACCGTATTCCGGAACTCCTCGTTGGTGTCCCACAGATGCTTGAAGGCGGCTACCAGAACGGCAATGACCGCCACCACCGCCAGAACAGGAGCCGCCACCGCTGAGAGCGCACTGCCCAGCCCAGTGATGGAGCCGCTGCTCCCGGCGATTTTCACGCCTAGTTTGGCTACTGCCTTGGTCATGGAGGAAAAGCCTTTCATGGCCGAGCCGACCGTTGATATGGTCTTGCCTAAGATAATCAGCAGAGGCCCCAATGCCGCCACAAAAGCGGCAATCTTGATGATGGTTTCCCGCTGGGCATCGCTCATGCTGTTCAGCTTATCTACGAACGCCTGCACCTTTTCCACAGCACTGCGGATGGCGGGCATCAGCACCTCACCGAAGGAGATCGACAAGCCCTCCAGAGCAGACTTCAAAATGGTAATCTGGCCGGAGAGGTTGTCCAGCTGGGTATCCGCCATCTGCTGGGCGGCACCGCCGCTCTCTGTGATGGACTCCTGCAAACTGTCCCAGGTTTCGCCGGTGTTGGCCAGCAGCGCATTGACCGAGGCGATGTCGGTTTTGTTAAAGATGGTGCTGATGATGTCGTTCTTCTCAGCGGAGGTCATGCTGTCCATGCTGCTGTTCAGATCGCTGAGAATGTCATTGAGAGAGCGCATATTGCCCTCGGAGTCATAGACCTCCAGCCCCAACTGCTCAATGCAGGCCGCCGCTGTATTCGTGGGACTTTGCAGAGCCAGGATCACGTTTCGCAGATGCGTACCACCCTCGGCACCCTTGATGCCGTTGTTGGCGAGGATGCCCAAGGCGGTGTTCAGCTCAGCAGTGCCGCCCTTGATGGACTTGGCGGTTGCGCCGATGCTCAGAATTGCCTCGCCCAACTGCGCCACCGAGGTGTTCGTCTTGGAGGAGGTCTTTGCCATCTGGTCAACCATCGTGTCGGCCTCAGAGGTCTCCATGCCCAGAGCGGACATAGCATCGGTGACCATGTCAGACGCGGTTGCCAGGTCGATGCTGCCAGCCGCCGCCAGGTTCAGCACCGTAGGCAGGGTGTCGTAAATCTGCTGTGTGTCATAACCGGCGAGAGCGAGGTAGTTCATGGCATCGGCGCACTCGCTGGCGGAGAAAGCCGTGGACGATCCCATCTCTTTTGCCAGAGATCGAAGGGCGTCCATGGTGTTGACAGATTCTCCGTTCAGGTCAGACATGGCATCTGAGGTGATGCCCAGCGTGGCCTGCACCTGGCTCAGAGAGGAATCGAAGGTCGCGGTGGTGGACACTGCTGCTGTACCAAGGGCAGTCACCCCGGCGGTGACGGTGAGCATTTTCTGACCCACGCTGGAGATGCTGTTGCCCACGGATTCCAGCGCCTCACCAGCGGCTTCGATTTTACACAGGGCTTCGTTGGAGTCGATGGCCTGCTCCTGGAGTTTCTTCAGTTCCTGCTCGGTCTCGATGATCTCCCGCTGGAGGGCGTCGTATTTGTCCTGGCCTAGGTCACCGTTTTCCAGCTGCTGCTTGGCCTGCTCCTGTGCCGATTTGAGGGACTCCAGTTTAGTGGTGGTCTCGCCGATGGCTTCTTTCAGGAGCTTCTGCTTTTGAGACAGCAGCTCGGTGTTTGTAGGGTCCAGCTTCAGGAGCTTGTTCACGTCCTTCAGCGACGACTGTGTGGTTTTGATGGAAGAATTGACTTCCTTGAGCGCACTTTGCAGCCCGGTGGTATCGCCGCCGATCTCAACGGTGATGCCTTTGATTCTGCTGCTGGCCATGGGATGAACACCTCCTCACATAAAAATTTACAATTAGTTGCTTGCGAACGCTTGCATTTGCCTTGCATGGTGGGTATACTATAGGAAAAGGAGCGTGATACGCATGGCAAATACATCCGCTGTTTATGCCCGAATCGACACAGGCCTGAAAGAAAACGCAGAGAGCATCATGTCCCAGCTGGGTATGACACCGTCCAGCGTGATTCAGATGCTCTACAGCCAGATCGTCCTCCAGAAGGGGTTGCCCTTTGAAGTAAAACTTCCTTCCGCAAAGCCCACCGCTATCGGCGGGATGACGCGGGCAGAATTGGACAAGGAATTGATGATGGGCATCGAATCCATGAGATCCGGCAAAGGTTATTCTGCTGATGAGGTCGACGCAGAGCTGGCCAGGGAGTTTGGTATATGACGGAGCATTATCAGGTCATCTATTCCCCCATGGCGAAGGATGATCTAAAGAGCATCTATTCCTATATCGCCGTCGACCTCAAGGAAAAAGGAACCGCCACCAAGCAGGTCAACCGCATCCGCAAAAGCATCCGAGAGCTGGACTCCATGCCTGCCAGATTCGTTTCGGTAGATTGGGAGCCTTGGGCCTCCATGGGAATGCGCAAGATGCCGGTGAACAATTATGTGGTGTTTTATCTGATTGACGATTCGAAACACACAGTCAACATCGTCCGTATCTTTTACGGTGGTCGTGATGTGGAGAGCATCGTCCGCGGCGAAACAGAATAACGCATGAGAAAAGGAACAGCCGTCAAAAGCTGTTCCTTATTCGCATCTTAGAATTCGACAAACGATTCTATTGACTTTTATGTTTACCGTTTCGATTCAGGTAAGCATAAAAGTCACTGTCTCCTCATGGGCAAAATAAAAGTCCGGATTTCTCCGAGCATAAAGAAAGCACCAGCCATTGCTGGCTGATGCTCAATATTTATAGGGTTGCAGGCTCTTTTAAGCGACTCATCAATCTCACGACTGCATCGCAGGTATCATCAAAGGTGATGTCATCCGCATATGTAAAATCTTTCTGGTAGTTTTTCCACTGCTTTTGCATGATGTCGCTGGCCTTCACCGTTTGGATGATATCTCGGTATTGTTCCAGAATTTTTGCTGACCCGCGTTTTTGCGCTGTGGCATCTAGGGCCGCTGTTAATTTTTCAAAATCAAGCTCATCCTCTTTCATCTGGGCAAGTATGTAGATATCATAATAGTCACGAGGACGGGTGTTCTGATCTGACCTGGAGATAACGGTTTCTAGTTTCTCTGCCAGAACGGTTTCGGGGTTATAGGCCAGCACAGAAATGACACGGTCTTCCAGCAGCAGTTTGTACTCGTAAGTGATTTCTTTTGGCGTGATGACATCGCCAGTCGTAATATCCAACTTGAGTGGAACAGCCATCGGAGGATAGTTGGCGGTCAAAGCCACTCGGTAGCCAGTGTATTCGTCACCTTCTCGAATTTCACCAATGTGCCTGAACGTAAAGGTGATATCATCTTCGATCTGGATCTCACAAATCTCCTGAAATATTTTTTGAATGCTCTCTGCATTCACCGGGTATCCCTTAATGGTGGCGTCCATATCCATGGTCGCTCTGGTATCCACGCCTACCATAGCCGAAATCAAAAAGCCACCTTTCAGGATAAAGTTCTGCTGATAGGCAGACACAGATATACGTTCCAATAACCGCTCCAGCATATAATTTTGAAGCAGGAGCTGGGCAGAGATTTTCTTCTCCCTGCTTAATTTTTTCATAACAGCCTTTAACTGCATCGCATTTTTCACAGCAATACCTCCGTATAGGACCTTACCTTGGACTCTACCTTCAGTGCCTTTGCAAACTGGGACAAAAGCGGAATGTTTCTATCTTTGCGCTGCATATATCGCTTAAATGCCTCTGTGACCAATTGTATATCAGTTTTTGCGCTTGGTCTTAGAATATCGCACAGTGTCTTTTCCATCCCATAGCACTGAACAGAGTTTCCACTTGGCGTTTTTACAGAAGCGATTCCCATCCGGTAGAAAACTTCCTTGCTCTGCGTACACTGGACATTTTCTTCTTTTGCGCTTTTCAGATTATACCCGGTTGGAAAGGTCATAGCGAATTGATTGGGTGTCCGGTCGGTCAAATCCCACAGGAAGAGTGCAGTTTCATGAGAGAAAATGCCTCGACGGAAACGAGCCTGAAGACTAACAAACTCGTCCTCCCAAACCTCCGGAAGAGTATATACGCCTCGTGAGACATTATCTAATCGGCCGGTATCCGAAAGATACTTTAGATTTCCACGCGAAATCCCTGCATTTACAACCATAGCAGTTGTGACGATACCATTGTTTTGCTTCGCCATTTCTAAAATTTGTTCCGATGCGCCCATATGCTCACCCCTCTCAGTTGACTTTTATGCTTATTATTCTATCAGGCATAAGCATAAAAGTCAATACACTGATATGGGTTAGAACTTATCAAAGTCCTCCTGCGAGGCCACCTTGTGATAGGTCACGCTGTCGTTGCCCTTTTCCGTCCACATATCCAGCACCAGGCCGATGGTGAGCAGGTCCAGGTCGGCGATGGAGATGCCGATCTCGGTGCATCGCAGGAGGAACAGTGGCGTGGTCATTTCCCGGCTGCTGTGACTTCGTTTTTTTTAGACTGAACATCGGTGACCAAGTTGGTGCCCCACAGCTCCAGGATTTCCGGCAGAACCTCGTAGATGGAGAACATCTCAAACTGGTCCAGCCAGTCGTCAATGTTGTCCGGGATGGTGTGGTCGGCGTGATAGGCCATGATGTAGGCCACGTTCTCGAAGATCTCCAGGTCCTCGATCTCAAAGGACTCGCCGCCTTGGGTGCGGCCCTTGTAGGACTTCTCCAGCTTGGACAGGTCCTTGAAAATATCCCGTTTGAACTTCACCCGGTACAGGCGAGGGATGGTGGCCGAGGAGCGGAAAGCCACCTCCTGATCACCGATTTTGATCGTTTTTTGCAGCATCGCTCACGCCTCCTTAGCCCACAGCCTTTTCGGTGGGAATGTACACCGTCTTGTACCAGTTCTGATAGGTCTCCGCTGCGGTGGAGTCACCGGTGCGGCTCTTGACTAGGCCATCCTCACGGGGATCGGCGGTCAGGGACAGGGTTTCGGTACCCGGCTCGATAGTGTCCTCCTTGGTCTCGGACTCGATGGAAGGCCGGGAGGCGGTGCAGTTATACATCACATGGCGGATGGAGCGGACGTCGCCGTCGAACTCAAAGAGCAGGGCGAACTTGACACTCTCGGCGTTGTCGGACTTCTCCACCAGCACACCGTTGGCGTCCAGGGTTTCCTGGAGAATGTCCGTGCGGAACCATTCGGGAATCAGCGCGATCTCCAAATCGCCACTGTAGCCGTTGTTGGACACGCTGCGGAAATACACGATGCCGTCTGCGTAGAAGGGACTGGTGTCGCCCTCAGCGTCCAGACTGATGCTCACCGCGCCGGGGATGGACTTGGGGGTGTCGTAGGTGTAGGTGGTCACGCCATCCTCCACGGTCTCAGTCAGCTTCGCCGCATGGACATTTTTCAGGTTATATTTGACTTTGTTACCCATAGTGGTCATGCCTCCATTTCAAAGATATAAAGAATTTCGAAGAGCTTTTCGCTCTCAATCCAGGTTTCGGTTTTGTCGTAAAAAACGCCATGCTCCTCCAGCACGGCCTCTACCTGCTGCTCCACCGTCGGATTTTTGTAGTCGGTGTACAGCTCGATATGCACTTCGTTTGCCTTGAAATACACCGTGCCGTCCGCCGCAAAATTATCACTGGAGGGCAGCAGGTAGCAGAGAAAGGGCGGCTCCGGCGATTCTCCCTCTGCGAAGTGGTCGTAGGCGTAGGGAATGCCGGTGGCCTCCATCATCGTGATCAGTTCATCCATTGCGAATACACCTCTCGATCTCTTGCTCCAGCTGCTCGATACCGGCCTGCTCCGCGTCTGCGATGTGGGGCCTTGCCGACACACGACCACCGCCGCGCTTGGCGTGACCGAACTCCAGCAGGTGGGCCAGCTGATAGCGGTTGCGGGAGTACACCGTGATCTCCAGCGACTGGGAGGATTCACTGGTGGTCTTGGTGGACCAGCTTTTCTTATAGGCACCGGACTTCACCGGCGCACCCGCCTGTATCTCCGTCCGCACGGTCTTTGCCGCTTTGGTCACAGCGGCTTTCACCCCGTCGGCGGTCAGGTCGGCGTAGTCGTTCAGTTCCTCCATGATGGCATCTGCCAGATTGCCGATGGATACTTTCGTGCTGCTCATCTCACCGCCTCGCTTTCTCTGCCCAGAATTTCAGCGACTTCCGCTTGTTGTTCTGGTGGTCAATGTGGGTGATATTGTAGATGTCCTCGCCCCAGAGGATGCGGAAGCCGTCTGTGGTGATGGCGGCAGTCTCGCTGCAATACCGCACGGTGAAGGCGCACCGGGCCTGGGGTGCGGTCTGGCCTGCCACCTCCGTTTCCGAGCCACTCTCGCTATTTATAGTGGCATA